AATGTAATCGTTCAACAGAGTAGTGTTTGCTGCCGTCAAACTGCCTCCGATGATTTGAGTCTTGAGTTGGTCGTACATCGTAGTTCCGAGCTTCGGTTGAAGATGGATGTCCTGACAGAGAATGATGACTGGACGAATGAACTTGAAGTCAATGTTCTCGTGGAGGAGAGTGTTGTCCTTCACAAATGCTTCCGATATGAATAGTACGTTTGCCATTATCTCTTCTCCTTAACAATTACAGCCTTCCACTCGTGGCGGCAATGGTAGTTCTTACCCCAATATCCACCGCCTCTCTGCCATACATTGCGATCAGCCTTGACTCCCATATTTACGATTTGCTCGAGATCCCAAGTTTTTGTTCCTCCGAGCTGGCCTGTTGTCTTTTTGCCGCCACTCTCTCCAGCCGTAACCTTGCACAACTTGGAGCAGAAGTCTCTCGTTGTATCAATGACCAAAGAAGAGCCAGCGTTCGAGCGAAGTCCGTAAACGTAACGGATTTCAAACCTCTCCTTCATTGGCTCAATATCATCGAGAATCTTCTCTCCCTTCTTCGTTACCTCGGTAACTCTCTGAGAGGAGTCAATCACTTCGTCAATCTTGATGACGATGGCCTCTGCTCTTGATAGTTCTTGCAGAGCTTGCATCAGTCTCTCATTGGAGATGTTCAAAGCTCTTCCGATTGTCAGGTATGGAGTAGCTGGATCATCCTTGAGCATTTCAAGGACTGCCGACTCGACAGGGCCAAGTTCCGAGAACCAATACTTGAGGAATTGCGCCTCTCGTGTTCTCGCCTCCTCCATCGAGTTGCAGCTTGCGAAGTCAAATGATCTGCCCTCTGACTGAACTTCGTACCTATCAGAGCCAGCATCTATCAGAGTCTCAAGATGAAGCTCTCTGCTGAATTGAGCCTCAACTTCCTTTGTTTCTTCCTCATCCAATGGCTCGAGTCCAATCTTCTCACGAATCTCGTCATTGGTCATAACGCTTACAACCGTAGCCTCAGAGAACTGAACAGAGATTGGTTCGGTATCTTTGATGTATAGACAGCCATCCAATCCTTGAAGAGCTGCAAGTTCGTTGAATACTCTCTCGATGAACTGCTGCCTGTTGTTTACGTAGGTATTTTGGAACAACTCAAACGAGTCAATCAGTTGAGTCCTCGAAGTGAACAATCCTTCTTCCTTGATTCCAAAGAGTGCTGGATCAACAACCTGATGTCCAGCGTAAATCTCCTTTTGAACCGTTCTGTTGAGGATGTCAAAACGCTTATCGAAGTCGTTACCGTTTAGCTGCTGAATCTCTGCTCCTCGTTCTTTAGAGTCTGCGAAGTTCAGAACTATCTTATTCGCGTTTTCAGTTCCTGTAAATTTTGAGTTTATCTGCCTCTCAATTTCCTCTTGCTCCTCGATTGTTGGCGTGCCAGAAAAAAATGATATGAGAGTCCCGCCAACAAATCCGGATTTGGTTGAGTTGAGATGAAATGAGGCTACTTCTTTATCGATCTCAATGTAGCTAACTGCTCCGAGATACGTTGGCAGAGGATAATATTTGCAATCAGGATGGTAAGCTTTAACGTACAGAAGTTGCTTGCCTTGCGGTTCTTTCCAATTGAAGGCATCTATCTTCTCCACAACTGGGTTATGCTTGCTCCAATCTTCCGAGTAATAGTAGCAAGAGCCGTCCTCATTGCTACGATAACGAGCAAAGTCAGCATGATATATCGCGGCTATTTTATCATTCAACTGATTGTAAACGATTTCAAGAGCGAAGCCATTGTAAAGCTCGTAATCCATCGCCACTTTCTCCAGGATGTCGTTCAGACTTTCGTATTGGTTTGGATGCTTAACGAACTGCTCCAGCTCTGCAAGTCGGAACGTGCTCAGATTCTCATCCTTGACCGCCCATCCCTGTCCTACAACGTAATCCTTCTTGGAGTTGATGATCGCGTGATTCTTCGCGCTCCTTCGGTATAGGTCAAGAAGATACTCAGGATAGCGGTTCTTCCACTCTCCTTCAGATCCATAAAGAATCCAATCCTTGCCTCTCTGCTCCTTAAAGTCAGGAACTTTCTGAGCTGCAAAATTTAGTATTGAGATATTATTCTCCATAGACTACATAGGTTGAATTGCCTCCGGAATAGGTCGGAGTTGAGCTGACCGTTCCTGTAACTTTTACGATTCCCTGTTCCAGCATTGTCAGTCCTGTTGGATCAACATTCGAGGAGGAGGAGTTCGCGTAAATGTAATACCTCCATTGTCCCTCATTCGAGAGCTTTATCTCTCCGTCTGCTGGAGTCGGAGTTCCTGTTCCTACTTCCGTAAGCGTGAACTTGTTGAATCTCTCAGGATAGGAGCTTGAATCTTGTGCAATCGCGTACACGATTCCCTCCGTAGTATCGCTCTTGAACTCGAATAGATAATAGGTAGCAGTTCCCTTCTCTGTGAGAGTGACTACCACCGTGTTAGCAGTATCTTGCTCGATGTTTATCACACCGAGAATACTACAAATTCAACGTCACAATCTGCCGTGTCTGCCTGTGCGCTAATGTTGTCAATGTCAACGAAAGCAGAGAACGCTCCAGCTGCTGTATCAGCATCCATTGATCCCGTTGAAAGCATGAACGTAGCCCCAGCCGAAACCTTTACATCAGCAGTCTCAGCTCCTGACTTCTTGAACCTCACTCGAATGAAGTTAGTATCATCAAGATTTGTGATTCGGATGTAGCGAATTGATGACCGAACGAACTTGCCTTGTCCGTTGTTTGAGTTGAGTTCTATCAAGTCCATCTCTCCGGAGCTTGATACGGTCATCACTCTCCGATCAGCTTCTGCCACATTTGAGATGGTTCGAGAATGCGATCCCCCTCTGTCAACTCCTCCGAGTGAGAGTGATTCTGTGATCGTTATGCTGGCATCTGCTGCCGTAATTGTTGAGGCCATTGGTAGTTATTTTAGGTAAGTAGCAAAGGAGCGAAATCGTGCCAAACAGAAGAAACTTCCTCGAAAATTTGGATTTCTCGATTTTCCTTTAGAGGCCGTTTTGCTGCGTTCTAAGCGACTTTAGCCTTTTGTCAATATAACCACATGGAAACTTTGAGAAAAGAGAAAATCCTTATTTGATGCGGGATACAGAAGGTCAAAAAAAAAGAGCCGCTCGAATGGAGCAGCTCTCTAAACATGGAAAAAAAGACCTGATTTGACCAGAAATCAGAGTGCGAATGTAGTCAATTATGGATAGGTAGTTGAGCTCGTTACATCGTCAGCAAGAGTCGCATCTGCTGGATCAAGTTGCAACATCGGAGCAGCTTCCATTCCGCTTAACGTGATGTTGTAACCTTGAAGGTCAGCGTATGCAGTTCCGGTTGCTGATGTTCCAGCAGAGACTTCGAGTCCTGTTGTAACTCCAACCACGAAGAATCGAGGAGTCTCATCATTAGTTTCAACGATGGCAACAAGTCTATTCTGAGCGAGTAGCTTGATCTCGTTTCTGCGATCAGACTCCAGCTTGCTCATCACGATAGTTACTTCCGGAGTGTAGTACACCGTTCCGTTCTGAGCAGAGGCATTAATCGTCTCGGTCATCGAGCTCGTCTCCTTGAGCTGATCGTATTTGAAGAACACCGTTGAGGCAGAACCCCAAGAGCTAACCTTTCCGTTTGCCACTACTGCTGCGAGAGCTTCGTATTCGGCAAGGGTTGTCAATCTAACACTGCGAACACCTCCGATAGCATCCTTGCAATCAAGTGTGAATCCTGTTGTTAAAGCACAAGGCATATTCTTTGGTATTAAAGAGTGATGGGAAGGCCCGAAGGCCCTCCCGTTAAATCAGTTAATTATACGATCACCTTGGCAACCTCGCTCTTGTAAGCGATACCAACTCCCATCGTGAACTCCATCGCCACCTTGAAGAGACGATCGTCCTGAGAGTACCAAGTTTCGATGTTGCTTGAGTCCTCTGCCAAGTCCATTCCAAGGAATACGTTGCTTGAAGAGAAGCCTACTACTTTATCAGCAGTATTCAAACCACCAACTCCAACGATCTCCATGTTCGTTCCAGGCATGATGATTCTCAATGGATCAACATCAGCTCTGTCCATTGAACCTTGAAGAGCAGCACCGCTAAGGATAGAAGCACCTCCGTTTCCGTTCATGATTGCAGCAGCCAACGCTCTGAACTTGTCAACGCCTAAGTAAACTCGGAAGTCATCCTGAGCAACCGCAGCAGATGGAGCTTCAACGTAGATACGCTCAATCGCCTCCACTACGTTGTTGATGTCGATTGCTCCTGTCAGAGCAGTTCCGAATGATCCGCCTGTTCCGTTGCAGTCTGTGAAGTTCGCAGCATCAATCAAGATACCGTCAAACATTGCGTTGTTGCCAGTTCCTGAAGTTGCATCTCCGTTCCAAATCACAGTCTCAAGTGAATCTTGAACCTTTGCAACAAGGTAGTTAGCAAACTGAGCCTCGAAAGGAAGAGCCTCCTGGTGAGTTCCAGCAGGCATCTGAGTTCTCCAATAGTAAGCGTTTAAGTCCTTTGGACAGAACTCCATATTGATCTTCACTTGCTTGGCATCAATCGTCTCCTGAGTAAATGTTGCATCACCGGAAGCGTTCCAAGCGCAGCCGCTGCCATCTTGCATGGTAACGTCTACGTCCATTTTATTAATCTTCGTGTTGCCCTTCACTCCAAGTTGAGGAGTAAGGAATCCAGCAGTACGTCCTCCAACGAGTGCGGCAGTTGCAAGGTTGAACTGCTGCTCGTCAACGTATGCAGTTAAAGCTGATAAGTCTAAAGCCATTTTTGAAAAGTGTTTTTTGTGTTTTTATTTTTGTGAGTTCATAGCCTCTCGCATCTTGTTAGCGAGTGCCGTGTAGTCTGTTCCTTTGCCGAATGGATTGCTCACCTTCTTTGCTGGTGCTTCCTTCGGAGTAGCTGCCATCTTCTCGATGATGTCAGTCACAAGGCCAACTGCCTCAGTAACCTCATCAACCTTCTTTGCAGATGCAAATGCAGCAGAATCAATCTCGCTCTTGATAAGCTCAGATACTGCTCCGAGAATGTCCTCTTTGAATTTGTCAGAGTCGAACGCTGGCTCTGCCGCCATCTCCTCTTCCTTCTCCTCTTCTTTGGCTTCCTCCTCCTCTGCTGGAGCTTCGGCCTCAAGTATCTCAACAATCAAACCTCCCTCGGTTCTGATGATTGAACCGCTTTCCAATTCGTGAGAAGCATCAGGAGCTGGAAGTGTCTCTCCATCTTCGGAGATAACTTCAACGGTTGCACCTACTTCGAGAGCTGGCTCGATTCGGACGATAGTACCGTCCACGAGCTTCATGTCCTCGAACTTGTGCTCAACCACCTCCTCGGTAGTCTCAGGAGTTTCGGGAGTTGCCTCCTCAGAAAAAAGTAGTTTTTTGATCTCAGGTAGCTTACCTGATACGAGTTCTGAAATGTTCATTTGATTGAAGTCTTTGCCCTTAAATAGAGCAGAGTTTCAATCGTGCCACTTAGCCGTTGATTTGCGGGATTTGCGGAAAACAAATGCGGGATTTGCGGGATTTGCGGAATCCTTGCCACCAGCGAGTTATAAGAGCTATCAGCCTTTCAGCTCGTCAACGATGGCCTCGATTATTTCCCTCTCGACCTTGATCTCCTTGTCCTCCGAAAAGAGTCCTTCCACGGAGAAGCCTCGGAAGTCTCCGTCCTTGACCTGTTGCCAAACATCATCGTTTTCTACTCGGAACGAACCGAACCAAGAACCCTCCGGAAGTTCCTCGTATCCTCTTGGAGTTTTCTTCCTCTCGTCAATGATGAAGCTCTCAAACATAAAGACCCCATCGAGAGCAGTCTCATGCATCTCGTTGACTGAGTTCGTCCGTCCTTCCTTCATGTACTTATACACGATCTTGCGGATGGTATCAGAGTTGAATACAACGTAATACTCATCTCCTTCCTCCGTTTTACGGAAGATGGGAAGTTCAGAAATCATCAACGGCCCCGAGATCACTCTCTTTTCTTCGTTGGTTATCTCGAACTGATAACTCTTGGACTGCTTAGAAAAGGCCATCCAATTACGCTCAATCGCTGGATTGTCAACGAGTGCTATCGCATCCACTCCAGCCTCTTCGTTTTCGTCAATGGTGAGATATATCACCGGAAGTTTATCATCCATCAATTCCAAAAGTTACTTGATTTTCAATCTGTGAAATGTTCTGTTGGTTGCCTGTCATCTCAGTCTCCACAACGAAAGCCTGTATCGGAGCGAGTTGAGCCTGTTCTGCTCCTTCGAGCTCTGTGCTTGCCGCTGCTGCTGGATCAATAGTTGGAGCTGCTGATGCTGCCGAAACTCCAGCAGTCGGATCAGAGACTCCTCCTCCTTCCGGAACTGAACTCAGTATCTGAGATGCGTTTGCGATAGATGCCACAACCGTTCCGACCATTGAAGCGATATAGCCTATCAACAGGAACGGAGCTGCTGGGCCTCCATCCTTAGCCGCTTTCGTTGCTCCAGCGATTGCGTTGGCGATAGATACAGCCGTATTGATAGCAAGCTCCGCAACCGCGAAAGCCTTAGCTGCTCGAACTCCCTCCTCTCCTTGTGCTCGTAATACCGCAGCAATTTGTCCAAGAGCCGAAGCAGTCATTCGAGCACCTTTGATCTTATCTTCTCGGATAGTCCTTTCTCTCGCTATGTCAGCAGCCGCGATCTTGTCCTTCTTAGCTTGCTCTTGCTTGTCGTACTTATCCTGTATTTCTGCGAGCCTCCTTCTCCTCTCCTCCTCAAGATCAACCTCCGTGTCGTTTGCGAGTCTCTTGATCTCAGCGAGCCTCTCCATCTCAATCTCCAGCTCCTCCAACTCCAGCTCTCTCTCAGTCTTTCCGATTGTTCGGAGTTCCTGTTGGAAGTCGAATAGCTCCTTTTCAAGTGCGACCTGATTAGTCAGTTGCTCAGACTTCTGTCCCGTGATTCTCTCGTCAATATCGATCAGTTCCTTCTTGGCCTCGATCAACCTCCTCGTTCTCTCGATATTTGCCCCATAAGCATCTATCTCAGCCTGAACCGCATCCACGGTGGTCTGAGCAATCTTCTTCTCACTCTCCGCCTGGTCTATTAGAATCTTCCCGAGCTTCTCGTTTGCCTCGATTCTATCCGCAAGGGTTCGGGAGATGTCATCTCTGATTTGTCGCTGGATTTCCGCCTCCTTTTGAGTCGCAAGCATCTGTAATTGAAGTTGAGCCTCAGCCAGCTCGGAAGCGTTCCTCAGATCAACTATCTTGTCGGCAGCTTCAACCGCTTCTGTCACGGTATCCTTTATCGTGGTGACCACCGCCTTGACTCCATCTACGACTGCGCCCGTTACCCGATCTGCTGCCTCACTCGCCTCCTTCTGATATTCTACCAGCTCGAGAGTTCCATCAACGATCTTCTTTTGTATCTCAGCAGCCTCCTCAGTATCACCCGTGAGCTGATTCCACTTGAGCCTCATCTCGTCTATGGCGAGTGATGCCTTCGTCCACGTTACGAAGAACTCGTTCTTGATGTAGTCCCCGATATCAACGAAGAACTGCTTCACGGGCTCGAGAGCCTCCACGAATGAATCGATAGCAGTCTGAGGTTCTGTGAAGAGCTGAATGAGCCATTTGGTGAGAGGGACAACCGCTTCATTCAACACTTGCGTGAGAATGATCTGAACGGTCTCAAATGCTTTGGCAAGGAAGTCGGCTGCTTCTTGGTTATTGCCAACCACCTCCTTGAGCATCTCGAAGGCCTTCTGCAACAATGCAAGAATCCCAATCCCTCCGACTATTCCTTTCAGGGTTGCTCCGAATCCTCCTACCCCTTTGCTTGCGTTCTTCGCTCCTTTGCCAGCAGCATCGAACCCTTGCTCCATCTTCTCCTTCATCTCAGCAGCGTTCTCCTGAGTTCGGAACATGGCAGCCTCTAACGCATCGAGTCTCTTCTGAGCATCCCCAGCTTCAACATCTACGTCAATTACAATCTTCCTCTCTTCTGCCATTATGGAAGGTCTGTTACTCGGTAAAGGACATCAACTACGATGTCGCTATCTCCAGCCGTAGGATTGCCTGTGAGAACGGTTGCAACGAGAGCATCTCCTGTCACTATGTTATTCGTTCCGGAGTTAAGACCGAAAACTCCAATCGCATCTGCTGACCCATTAATAACCGCCTCAGCTTGCAATATTGAACCTGTGCTTGACGAGCTTCTCAATGCAAGCGTTGTGTTGGTTGCGTAGGCTGTCGTGTTATACTTCAAGTGAAATGAAGCAGATACGACTTGAATCTCCTTGCCTGATATTGCTCCAACGATTGTGATAGGAGTCGAGTTCAGAGCAAGCACCTGAGCCGTTGTCAGAGTTACTTGAGAACGCTGGAGCTCTCCCCCTGTTGATATTTCTCTGATGCCTCCGGTCGTTCTTACAAATAGCCTCTGATCTGCATCATTGAGATAAAGCTCTCCGATATAAACATCATTGACCGACCAAGTTCCGTCAGTATGATCTGTGCTCGGAGCTGCCGTTGGTTCTGCTCCTGTAACGCTTGAACGCTTGAGCCTTATTCTTGAGTCTTGTGTTGCCATTTAGTTGCCGTCTATTATGTAAATAGATGATTCGCTGAATTGTGCCTGTACGATGTCCTCTCCTCCGTCAACCGTGAAGATGTTCGTTCCTCCATCAAGAGCTCGAACCTCATCCTCTCCGCCCTCCAATACCTCGGAGCTTTCCTGTTCTCGGTTGTTTACAAAGGTCTGATTCGACTCGGTTACCGTTATTCCGCTTGTATTGATCAACCTCACTCGTGTAACTCCCTCCTCGATAGTGTTATCGTCTCCAATGATGGTAATGTCCTTGCTTCCTTTCTTGAGCTTGTTCCGGTTGCCTTGAATCATAAAGGATGTCACTCCTTCCTCGACCTCGTTATTCTTCCCTCTGACAATTCCTCCCTTGATCGGAGTATCGTTTCCATCCTTCAAGCTCTTGACCGTTGTAGGTCGCTTGGTCGTGCCTGTTCCTTGATTGATAACTC